TATTTAATGCTTAGCTATTCTTTTGCCATACAATGGAATAACTTCATTGTTTTCCTTTCGTTTATATGTATCGCTCTTTATTGGTCTTCTATACTTTCGTACTATCTCACTGTTACCATTTTGAACAGTGATTACTTCATACTTCTGTTCTAAGTATTGTGGTCTATACATTGTTGTTACCTCCTTTGTGCAAAATAAAAAGACCACTCAAAGAGTGATCTAATATGTAATAGTAACTTGCACACAAACAAGTCTGATACTTCCTGCACCTCACCACTGCCACATCCCTCGGTTGCTAACGAATACTGAAACAGAATACCGTCTCTGTTCATGACCAACGCGACAGTACAAAGCTTTGTCGCAAGCAGGTTATCGTATTCCTAATAACCCCAACTAATGTTTCTCTCCTAACCTACACCTGAGAGTGGCGCACGTCTGCGCTAGTATTTTATGCCTTCTAACTGCTAGTAGCATCCCGACTAGTCAGCCAATTCATCGGCATCCGATAAGATGAATTGTTTCCGTAGGTTCCTTAAGTCACTGGCAATGAATCGAACATTGCATGGTCAAATCATAAAACGTTAAGGCTATCCCTCGACGTATTGACCTTATTTTTAAGCGTCTACCCTTTCCGCCACAGTGACATAATGACAATAGACAGCAACGGATGATAGATAATAAGAACAATTTAGAAGGAGTTAAAATTCACATCCTTATTCTTAATATTTCCGCTGCTGTCTATCGAAGCTTAATTAAACGATGAGGGAGATTTCCTCCCTTACATTTTATTTTGTCGAAGTCCTGTTTCCTAATCTTTCGACACTACCATAATATCACGTTAAACCGCTCAAAAACCCTACACTATCCCTACAAAAACCCTACAAAATCAACGATACTGAATTAATACGCCTTTTTTATATGCTTCAGCAAATTCAATCAATGCGATGGATTTCAACTTCTCTACATTCTTCTCTCCGTATCCTCGTATCAATTGACCTATTTCATAATTAGAATGCTTATTTACGTCGCAGAAGCTGTAGTAGAGTATCTGACGACTAATCAGACTAAGAGCCATCAAAGCCGCTAGAATCGCATCTCTCTCTGCTTCTATATCCATCATCTGAATGATCGCGTCCTCTGCCTTATTGCCGTGCTTCGGCGCCTTCGGCATATCCGTTATAATCGGCGACTTAATATCTATCAAAGAGCGACCTGCCATACGCTCCAAACGCCGAAAGTTCTTCAGCACATCTCTCGCATTACATCTTGTCTGTTTGAAATCTACCTCTCGTAACAATTGCATCAAGTCAAACCGCTCCTTTATGTGATATAATAAACTTGTCTGTTTTATTATGTTAGTCGGAGCGATCCGGCTTTTTTATTTGCCTTCTTTACGACCTTCTTCTTTTCCGATAAAGTAACCTAGCATCAAAGTCATAATCCAAAAGATAACTCCTACAATAATTTTTACTAACATTCTGTATCCTCCTTTGCTAAATCTAAACTTCAATCGCTTCCGATAATTTAGAAGCTAATTCTTTCATTTCAGGACGCATGTTTTCATAGCCATACAGCAGAATCCAAGCGTTCACGCAATCTAATAAGTCAAGAATATTTTCTTTATTTAAAATTAATTCCTTCATCTCATTTCCTCCCATTTACAATCATTGTTTATAACCTCCATATCCACCAATCTCACCACTGCTAAATTCTCTTTGCTTTTCGCTAATAACTTGTCGCATTCCATCGTGTTTTCAATGCGAATGATCGCTGAGTGATTATAGACATGTTCTACATATCCACGAAATGGATAGATGAACCCTTCTGCTTCGCAGCGAACCATGTCACCGACTTTGAATTTTGGTTTCTTACGTGTTTTAGGGTTCTTTGTCTGCATATCCAGCATTAAACCGCCGATACCGTGGCTACTAGCGTAAAATCCGTCTTTTAGTTTCATTCTTTTTCCTCCCATTTACGATCATCACTTAATATCGAAATTCCAAACTTACGAATAGCATCACTTGCATCAGCAACACACTGACTTGCCACTTTATATGTTTCTTCTGCAGAAACTCCGTATTCTTTTTCAAACTTTGTCTTTAGTACATTCAGTTCCTGTTTTCTTAGTTTTGTTATTCTGCGATGTCTGTTGTTCATTCTGAGTCACCTCTGTTTTGTTTTCACCATTTCTTTGTTGAAAACCCGCAACGTCTATACTGTTTAATTCGTTTCTTAGGTCTTTCTAGATCAACCAGAATAAATCTGTCGGATATATGATAATCTTCTATTACAGCCGTATACATTGGATTCGAAACCGAGTACCATGATCTTTTTTTATCAAACTCATCCGCATCATCTCTTGTAATTTCTATCATGTTAGCAGACATTAGATAGCTCTCTTCTTCTGCCTCGGATGGGTGGGAATTTGTATCCCAGCTTCGAGGAAACCTGGCCAAATTTCTTTTTAAATAAACTTGAACATTCATTCCGCTACCTCCAATTTTCGACCGCACATAGGGCAATATTGGATATAAGCAGAATAGCCATTATCTGCATAATCGCCATCGTCATACTCAGTTGCAATGTAGTATCCATTTTCCTCACACTCAATTGCAGTTGCAAAGTTAGAGTTGCTGGTATCATTCAACGGTTCGCTGTGTTTGCAATACTGGCAGCCTTTGTTATTTTTAATGTTAATTAAGGCCAGCTTTGCATTACGTAAATCAGCGTTCATTTTGTCATACTGATTTGGGTAGACACTCATTCCTTTATGACTTTCAATTCGCAAGGGTTCGAGTTGCGATAACGCTCTATCAATGTAACGAATAGATTTTTTTATTTCCTCGTTCATTCCGCTTCCTCCTCATCGATCTCTATCTCGACATCTCTGCCTTCTAAAATCTGTTTGGTATCAATACCTTTTGTTTTCAACGCCAAACCGCCATCTTTTTGTTCAGCAACAATGCTAATTGCAATTGCCTTTGTTCCGTCTGGTATATGGAGCATTAGAGGTCTGCTCATCCTTCCGCCACCTCTTCCACTGGCACAGCAAATGGCCAGTATCTTTCATCAATTGCTTTGATTTCCGCTTCTGTTAGCTGATAAGCAGATTTTTCCCAAGCACACAGCGAGCAGCTAGTATCAAAACAGAAATCATTTCTGTTATTAAATTTCTTGATAAGATATAAGTCACCAATAATAACTTCATACAACGGCTCTTTCTCGACCTCGTAACCTTCTTTCATGCGGATAAGGGTTTCAATTGGTTTGTTTTCAGATTGTTGAATCCAATTCATCATCTCTTGTCCAGTAGTAGAACAGTAAGAATTTACACACAAGCTCCAAATTTCAAACTCTAAATCATCCTTATTCTCCTCAAACCACTCCGCCACAAACTTCGGCACAACTGGTTTCTGCGGTTCGTCTAGTTTTAACACCGTATTAACCATATGAACGACTTGAGAATAAGCCATCACCATGCCCTCATAGTAATTTTTGCTTTCTGGATGCGTCAGGGCTTTGTGCTGTTTTTCTAGTGAAATTTTCTTTAGTTCATTAATCAATTCCTGTTTATTCATCGCTGTTCCTCCAATAACTCGCTATTCTCGTATATATTTCCGATGACTTCGTATTCATAATCCATCTTTTTGTGTTTGAATACTCTATATTCCATCCCACTAGCTAATGATTTATAAATCAATCCAGAATGAAACTCGGATTCTTGTACAACCGTTTTTTCATTAACTAAATGATCAAAACCATTACTTACATTGACAAGAACTATATCCCATTCAAATATCTCCACACCATTCTTATCTTTCAGTCCTGTGGATTGCATGAGTTCAACTTCGCCAAAGTTTCTAATATAATCCGAGTTGAACCAAGTGACAGATTTTTGATCAATCACTAGCTTTTTTTCTTTGAAAGATATTGATTCTATCTCTTGTATAGTTTCTGTTTTTTTATCCCACGCTCTAAACTTCGGTATCATTTGCTGTCCTCCTTGTATTCGTCTAATATCTCTTTATATTTCTCTACAAATTTGAAACGATCTTGATGAAGTTTCTTGCTCCAATTTGTTTGCCGATCCAGCTCACGCATCTGATCGAACCCTTTTTGAATTTCGTTGTAATAAAATTCAATGTTTGCTGCTGCTTTCCAATGCCTGCTACTTCGCACTCCTGCTCCTGTTTCAGCCATTTCCAACTTAACTAATTCCGCTCGTTCTTTTGATTTTTTGTCTTTCTGAATCTTCATCATGATTTTCTTGAGGATGATATCACTATATTGTGTAATGAGATCCATTATTTCTCCTCCACATACCTAAACTGTCGTCCTTTTGAATCAATCCATAAGCTCCTAGCTCTATCCCAGATGATGTTTTTGCTTAATCCAGTAATTTCAGATAACTGTTCAGCAGTACCTGTTACTAGAATTCGATCACCATGCCAGATTGCAATTTTTCTTGGCGTTCTCCGTTTGGGCTTTTCAGTCCACATTGATTTGCCGATCCTTTGGACTTCTGCAACTATTTCTTTGTCTTCTTGCCAAGATTCTGACTTGGTTAATTCAACAATTCGTTTCATTGTTGCTTTCTTATCCACGTTTATTCCTCCAATCTACGAATTTCCCTTCTTAAATTCTCTATGTGCAAATCGATTGCCTTTCTCGCCGTTTCATTGACCATCACTGCCTTTGTTCGTTCTAGATCGTCAATTTCACGTTGAATGCTTCGAATTCGCATTTGAATCACTTCTTCTGTTGTCATGATGATTCCTCCACAATTTTCAATGCTTCTTCCACTGATCGTGCAACACCATATAGGACTGGTTGCTTTTGCAAAAAATCACCAAACTTCACTTGGTCTGGTCTCAACTTTCCTTTTTCGTTCTTCACTTCAATGGCGAAAAATTTTCCCTCTTTAGTCCATCCAAATAAATCTGGCCATCCTTTGGGCAATCCAGTATCAAACCATCTGCCATCAATCGTCTTCACTTTGCCCACATTGCCTCTATAAACAAAATGACCATATTTTGGTAATTCTCTTCGAATGGCATTTTGTATTTCAATTTCTGCTGTCATAAGCGCCTCCCGCTCGGGTAGATAGTATATATACATGGGTAGACAGTTTATAATCGCTCTATCCCTTGTGGCTCTAAGTATTAACCAGTTCGGGTAGACAGTAGACAGTTATTTCTAGGTTGCTTCTGTATTTTTATATATTTCCTTATTTTTATTATTTTATTTACTATATATATAAACTATCCCTACTATCTACCTAACAGTAATGAGCCTTACAGCCCCAAAGGTTTTATCGGGTAGACAGTTTGTAAAAAACTATCTACTTACTATCTACCCAACTGTCTACCTACACACATTTGTGAAACTTTTTTGTTTCACAATCCAGGAACTAATACGTTAAATTCTCTAAACTCTTTTTTTAAATCAATCCCTCGATAAACAACTTTTCCTTTTGATTTTGATTTCTCAAACCTGTCCGCAGCTTTCTTACCAAACTGGGTCTGACTGAATGGATGTTCATTCATATCTCTTGCCCATTTATCGTATGCTTTAAATAGATCCGTTGCCCCGATTGAATAACCAGGTCCTGTTTCGCAACATTCATCTATAAAAGCACCTATAATATCCATTTCTTTTCGATATTCCATTGTAGCTCTCTGAATATCGGCCGGTGGATTCAACCCTTCTCTTTGCCACATCAAACATCCTTCTACTGCCCAATTGAATATTCCTGGCAATTCGCGCATCAATTTTTCTTTCAAATTCTTATCCACTTTATCCAATGGAATTTGTACAGTGAAAGGAATTAATGGCAATCTTCGCCAAATACCATCATCATTTCCTCTGATGATTGGCTTATGATTAGTTGCAAGCCAAATCTTATATTTAGGTTTATAGTCAAACATGTGGCCTCCTTTATAAGATGCTGACACTTTATCTCCGCCAGTTAGTTGTTTGATTAAACCTTCATCCATTCTTACGCCTTCATTTGGCTCCGAGGAAGTTACTAGACGTGCGCCGTTTAATCGTGCGATATCTTCGTTATGGCCGCTGCTACCACCTTGTTTAACCATCAATGTTGATGCCTGCATTCCCATGGCATAACTTCCCATTATTTCAGAAATGATATCTAAGAAAACAGATTTACCATTTCTTCCATTACCGAAAAGTATGAACATGACTTGTTCTCTGATCGATGCGCTCATAGAATACCCAACAGCTTTTTGAATATAGCGAATCAATTCAGTGTTATTGTCAAATATCTGTTCCAAAAACAGCTTCCAACGTGGACAATCACTTTTATCCGTATACTCAGCGTTAGAAATTCGAGTGAACATTTTAGAAATATCGTGTTCGTATAAAATGCCATTAGAAAGATCTAAATAACCGTTTTGAGCGTTGAACAGCATATCATCACTATCAAATTCATCAGGAAGTATCGCTACTTGGTGTTTCAACTCACGTGTCATAGCTTCTTTTCCAGCATTGTTTCTAGACCTTCTTAAATGTTTCTCTTTTGCTTCAATATAGGCTTTTTCTTCATCTTCAGTCGCATCTTTAGGTATCGAAACAGGTTCGTTTTTGAATATCTCGATAGTCTGATCTACCCATTTTCGAACGGCACCGATATTGTCTTGTTCCCAGTTTTTACCGTTATAAAAATACCAGCATTTATTTACGTAACTGTATTTTGTAAATGATCCAAACAAATCAAGATATCTTTCTGCATTTCCTGTATCATCATAGCTATAAAACTTAGTCGGTTTAGTTTCGTCCACAGTGATACCTGGGATGGAAAGAAAATAATCATCAGCTGTTTTTTTGCCAGTATAATGATTGGTATTCTCAGATATGGCTTTATTTAAAAGCCCTATTCCATAAGTTGTCTTTCCGCGTTTCTGATCATATTTATCTCGAAACAACGAAGACATTCGGAATATTTCATCCATCTTTTGAAAATCTCCAGCAGTCCAAAAAGCTAAATCATTTGCAAATGCTAAATCTGCTTCAGATTGGCTATCATATATTTTTTCCCATCCTCCATCCATGAATAATCTAAAACGATTACCTGTGGAAGAATTCACCGCTGTTTGTATGATCTCGTTGACAGATAAGTCATTTCCATCTGACCAATTACTTTTAGAAAAATCTTGTTTTATTACTGTTTCATTTTCTAAATATCGCTTGTATAAGAAATTCATTTGGATTTCAGGTATCTCATTAATTTCTTCATTATTACCAAAGAAGTTACCTGTAATAGCAAAGAACCTACCTTCGGTATACATTTCGACATTCCCTTTTCTACGTCTTTCTCCAGGGATTGCTGCTTTACCTATAATATGGATTCCCTTGCCACTCATTGATATTTCTGAATATGTTTTTGTAGAATTCATAAAAACGTAAACTAAGTTATTTTCTACATCGCCTTGAAGATACCTTTCTAAATCATCACCTATATCATCTAAATCAATACCTATATAAGGTGGTTTAAAATAAAAAGCTAGGCCATCTGCATTAAAAGTTGAAACAGCTGAGAGAGCGGTCTTGAAATCAGACCACTTGCTCTCATTTGTACTGCTCCCTAATTCTCCAGTAAACGGATCATAAGGTTTCTTACTCCATTTCCCTCGTTGTTCGTTCCATGAGCGTTTATAAATCCCCCACTGATTTAACTCACGCAACTCTAAGGGAATACGCTCGTAATTATTCATTAGAATGGAAGATCATTATCTGAAATATCAAATGCTGGTGAGGAATTTACAGATTTTTCAGCGTTGTTTTTCTTCCATTGATGTTGGAGTTCTGGAAACTTAGTGGTTTCGAATTTTTTAATATTTGTATTGTCATACGTTTTCCCGTTGTACTCCGATTGTTCGTTCTTTACTTTTACTTTCGCTGGTCTCATAGCAAAATCTTCAAGGAAATTTTCGAATGATTGATATTCCTTTCCATCAGGAAGGCCAAATGATTTTGCTAGCGACATGATCATCCCACGATTATATTTGCCAGTTTCTTTACTTTTCCAAACTCTATGGAAAAGATGACTGTTTTGTCGTGGTTGTTTAATATCATTTCTGATGACCATATCAAAATTAATAAACTCTGTGCCGCCTTTTGAGGCATCTTCCGTAACGTTGAAAATAACTACCTCATAATCTCCGTCTGGTACTGCTCCAAAATCTTGTGCTTCATTGTAATCTACTTTAAATGCTGTCATAATTAATTACCTCTTCCTTAATAAAATGTATTTTTTACCCATTCGGGTTCTTCTTGTTTTGAATTGAGTTTTTTCAAAGCCCATTTATAAGCTCTTAAAATTGATTCCATTGATACATCTTTGATCAACGATAATTCTTCTAATTGATCGATGGAGTAATGTTGTCCTTGATAAGCAGTGAGTGAGCCAAACATTTTAAAAAGCGGATTCCCTTTACCTTCAAAACTTACCTTTGCTTTTGCAATCGCATAATTTAATTCTAAAGATTGTTTTTTTGAAAATTTCTTTCTTGAAAGTCGCGCTAGCTTGGCATTTTCTGCATTCAATTCCACCATTTGAACCGCTTCATCAAAAGTAACGGAATTTTCTTTTTCTTCACTTACTATTTCTTGTAAGCAGAACGGGCAATGTGGTTTATTTTCTATCTTTAATAAGCTCTTCAGAAGAAACTGCTGTCCACAATTTGAGCAAGTCATTCTAGGCGCTTCGCTGCTGCTTCCATTACTCTTCTTTTTCCTAGCGCTTAACGACCATTCAAATTCATCAGTAGGTAAACCTAAGTTAGCTCCGTTCCCAACATGATCTAACACAATCGAAGTCTTATTTTCTCGATATCTCATGCCTCGCATAGACTGTTGTAAATGTAAGACGATTGATTGCGTAGGCCTGCAAAGGATAATCACTCCAACATCTGGTACATTAAATCCTTCGCTGATTAAATCGACATTTGATAATATAGTGATTTTTTTCGATTTGAAATTTGCCATAATATCATCACGTTCTTTGGTAGGTGTTTTCCCATCTGCATGAACCGCATATATTCCATTGTCGTTAAACCATTTAACAATCATCTTGCTTACCTGAATCGTTGGAGCATAAACGATTGCTTGTTGACCATCCGCATATTTTTTATAATTTTTAACAATGTCACCTTGAATTGTGGCATCTGACTCGAATAATCGCGCAGAACTTTCAGCTTCACGTGACATATTTTTAAAATCTACTTTAGAACGATCAATCAAAGGAATAGAGTACCAACGATAAGGCGCTAGATTGTGATGATCAATCAACCACTGTATGGATGGTCCTTCTATCATTTCTTCGTATATATCTGTAAATCCTTCTCCGTTGAGTCTGTATGGCGTAGCAGTAAAACCTAGTCTAGGAATTTCTTTAAAATGGTTATAAATATCCATATAAGTTTTCGCTTTACCATGATGCCCTTCATCCGTAATTATCAGAGACAGCTTTGGCAATTTATTTAACCTGTTTTTAGCCATTACAGCTGACAATATTATGACTTTTGATAAATCTACTTCATTTTGTTCAAGAGTTTCTCGAATGTTATCAAGTAACTCTCTCCTGTGGGCAAGAAATAGTACTGTGCCACCTTTTCTTGTTGCTAATCGAACAATTTCTGCAATTACAACTGATTTGCCACTTCCTGGTGGCGATTGGATCAATACTCCCTTTTTCCCTTGAGATAGATGTTTTCTGGCTTCTTGAACTAGCTTAATCTGATACGGTCGGAGTTGATACATTCGGTTCACCGCCTGCTCTAACAACCAATTGTTCCACCAAACACCCACTACGTTCATCTAATCTGTTTTTTGCATAAACGTTACTAGTAGGCTTTAGTATTAAGCCTCTTGTTTCATTACCATCGTCATCTTTTTTTATTACAAGTCTGCCAACTACATCACATAAGCCTAAAAAATTATTTAAAATTTTTGATCTTATATCTGGCATTGATCTTGTAAAAAATTGTCCATTAGGTTCTGTATATGTGTCTGTTGTTTCCCATGCAGTCAGGACTATTCGGCAATCTAAATTATTCAATGCTCTAAGACCTCGCAAATTCATAAAATCTGTTCTTTGATAGTCGGCTTGAGAAGGAACACCACTATTTTTTCCTTTCTTGCCTAAATCTTCCAATTGCGCTTTGAACAATTCAGAAATGTTATCTACACAAATATTGTCGAATTGCTTTTCGTAGGAAGATTTATTTGCGACTAAGTCTGAAATAGTATCAAGCCATTCTTGCCAAATATCAGAAGAATCTAATTCCCACACTTCAATATTTTCTTTGTTAGGATGCTTTGCCAATGTCGATGATGATCCGTCAACATCTAATACCAATGATTTACCTGGAAGAAATCCTAAAGAATAAGTTTTTCCCATACCAGGATTTGCGTAAATCATGTAAGTTCCTTTTTCAACTGATAGATCTTCGGCTTTTATTTTTTTTACCATTACTCATACCTCCACTTGCATCATCTTATCCTCAAACCTTTTGTTTGGACGAGTTCAGCACCAGGAATATCTCCATGCTTCAGTTCCTCCTTCAATTGCTTTTTATCCAATTTGGGAGGCATAGGGGTAAAGAATCCTTTTGGAATTAAGTTCTCATTGATTACATTGACCGATACTGGATTATTTTGAATTCCAATGTTGAATAATTCGCCTTTAATCTTCGTTTTACCAGTCTTTTCCATTTCCTCTTGTAAATAGTGTTTGATACTCTTAGCATTGTTCAAAAGCGATGTCTTACGTTCCTGTAGACGTTTAATTTCACTATCGATTAACTCTGCTTTCCCTTCTACTTCTTTAACTATTTTTGCTAAGTTTTCTGCTTTATACTCGATCGCTTCATTAATCGAATCGAGAGTATCACGAAGAATTTCTTCATCCAATTGTTCTGCCAGTTCCAGGACTTTGATATATGACTCGCTGAGTTGGTAAAGAGTTGCCATTCTTTTGTGCCTCCTTTAATAATTTTGCAATTTGTTCAAAAGCTAGGATTGCCTCATCTAAATCCAATTCCACAGAATCATCAATTTGCTCGAAAGCAAGGTTTGTTTCTTCAATATCACTTGCTTGATAGATACCAATTTTTCCATTGTCATAAAGATCAAATACTAAAATTCCTGACGCATCTATATTGCGCAGTTTGTATTCGTCTTTTAAAAAGATGCGGTCTAGTGTATCCGTTGCAATTAGCATTTACGGTTCATTCCTTTCTGTGGTAAAATATAGAAAGATAGTTTATTTCCTTGACACGATCATGCTTGCTGGCGTTCGTGTCTTTTTTTCGCTCTGTACTCAGCTTCATCAAGCCCTATAAAAATCCAAACCATGTACACAATCGTTCCTATCAACGCTTGTCTATTTCCCCAAAGCCCTAAAGCGTAGATGATTAGCGGTGCGCTGAATACTAGTGCTCTGTTGAATTTGCCCATGTTTTTCCTCCTTTTAGATACTGATACAAAGCGATACTACTAAACCTCCACTCTCTGCCAACTTTCGCTGCTGGAATCTTTCCAGATTCGGCATCTTTAGTTAGCGTGCGTGTCGTGGTTTTCAAATATTCCGCAGCTTGCTTTGTATCCCACACTTCATTTGCAATCTCAGATTCTGCCAAAGAAGCTTTGAGGGCTGAGAGGTTAACTAAAGCTAGTTGTTCCATTGATTAATTCCTCCTATCGAATTCTGTAATCACGGATGATTTCTAAGATAGTTTTATTAGCTTTTGGTCCACTCCAATGGCCATCAATAATTTGCTGCATTCGAACACGTGTGTATCCATATGCAGTAGCCAAATCTTCCATAGTTACTCCGTTTTCTCGCATAAACTTCTTGATTGCAGCACGGCCGTTATCTAGATTTGACATCTATTCACTCCCCTTACATATAGATTTGTAAGTCAAAATGATAGAAAAAACGTATAAACTATTGACTAATAGTATACAATCGTATACTATATAAACATAGTTAAATAAGCCTACAACAAACCCTTTATTATGCAATCGGTCGCCAAACTTAATGCTATAAGGTGTATTTTTAGTTTGCTTTTTTTCTATCAAATTAACTTACAAACAAATAATAATACAAACTTATACTTATGTCAACAGTATAATTTACATTTTGTGTACTTTTATTTGTTTAGGATTGGAGAACATTATTATGACACTGTTTGAAAGGATAAAATCATTAGCTAGCCAAAGAGATAAAAGCATGAAAGAAGTCGCTTTAGAATTAGGATTTAGCGAAAATCTTTTCTATCGATGGAAAACAACAGAACCCAAAGCAAGAGATTTGCAAAAGGTAGCTGACTATTTCAATGTCTCTGTAGACTATCTTCTAGGTAGAGAAGAAAAAGAAACGCCTAAACATGTGGATTTATCAGAAGATGATACTGTATTTTCTTTTGATGGAAAAGAAATATCTAAGGAGACAATGCGTAAAGCGATTGCAATTGCTAAAGCTTTAGAGGAAAATGAATAGTTGGAGTGATG